TTGTATTTAATATAACTAGCGTTAGCGCGCCTGGCGTATTAAATGCTGATAGCGGCGATCTACTAACTGCCGAATTTAATATATCCATACTAACGAGCTGGAGTTAAACCATGTCACTTACAGATGAGGATAAAGCGTTTTTGGTCAAGATCGGCCAGATACCAGCGGAAGCACCAACGCCGCAAAAAGTAACAAAAACACAACCAACAGCAACCGAGAATACAGAGGAATAAATAATGGCCATTTTTCTATCCAACGGGGTTGTAGTCACTTTGAACTCAGTCGATCTATCAGATCACGTTACAAGTGTCACAATCAACCGCGTATTTGATGAACTAGAAGTAACAGCTATGGGCGATTCAGCTCATAAGTTTGTTAAAGGTTTAGAAGCAAGCACAGTAACTATTGATTTTCTTAATGACACAGCTGCATCTGAAACCCTACAAACTTTACAAGCTGCATGGGGTACAACAGTACCGCTAACACTAAAGCAAACAAGCTCAGCTATATCAGCTACCAACCCAGAGTATCAAACTACTGTTTTAGTTAATAACACAACAGATATTAATGGCGCAGTTGCCGATATTTCTACACAGTCAATTACCTTTACCTGCAACAGCGTAATTGTTGTAGATACAACAGTATAATCAACTAAGAATAGGGGCTAACAAATGGCTAAGTTAAAGATCACTAGGGCCGATGGCGCAATATCTGAGCATCAGGTAACGCCATCGATCGAATACGCGTTTGAGTTATATGCTAAAAAAGGTTTTCACAAAGCCTTTAGAGATGACGAAAAACAGTCAGATGTTTACTGGTTGGCGTGGGAGTGTTTAAGAGCTGGCGGCGAAACCGTGCCAACGTTTGGCGCATCGTTCTTAGCAACACTTAAAAAGGTTGAGGTTTTGGATGATGACCCGGAACTATAGGGCGTGACTCGTTTACTTACTTGGTCGCACGGATCAGTTTGGAAACGGGTATCGCGCCCAATGATTTACTAGCACTAGATAGCAGGATGTTTAAGACTTTATTGCAGGCGATGAAAGATCGAAACAAGGAGATGCGAGATGCCAGTAGCGGTAAAAGGCGGCATTGAACTTCGTAAAGCCCTTAGAAAATTTACGCCAGATCTAGCTAAAGAAACGCAGAAAGAAATGGCTAACTTGCTTAAACCTATTACGGCTAAGGCTCGTGGCTTTATTCCATCTAACGCACCGCTATCTGGTTGGGGTAAAGCATCCGTAAATGCTAGATGGTACTGGGATGGCGGAGCTGCTAAAAAAGGCGTAAGTTACAGAACAACGCCAAGCAAGCCTAATAGATTAGGGTTTATATCGTTAGCCCGTATTCAAAATGCATCGATGTCTGGTGCAATATATGAAACTGCTGGGCGTAAGAATCCAGGCGGTAATTTTAGTCCACGTTTACCAAATACTTTAACTGGCAAAGGCAAGATGGCTGGCCGTGCCATATTTAGAGCATGGTCAGAGGATAACGGCAAGACTAACGCAGCTGTTATTAAAGCCGTTGAATCATCTCGAAATAAGTTCAACGCGGCTGTGGGGCGTAACTAATGGCTATGAATCCCGTAGATTTAAAAGTTGATTTAGCTGTTGAATATAAAGGCAAAAAGGCTTTTGATCAAGCAGATAAAGCCACACAAAAATTAACCAGTAATGTTAAAAAACTAGCTGGTGCTTTTGGCTTGGCCTTTAGCACTAGAGCCGTAGTTAATTTTTCTAAGCAAGCTGTAAAGGCTTTTGCCGAGGATGATGCAGCCATAACAGTATTACGGCAAAACCTTAAAAACTTAGGCTTGGCTTACCAATCTGTAAATGCTGAAAACTTTATAGGCAAGTTAGAACAGCAGACAGGCATATTAGATGATGAACTAAGACCAGCCTATTCAAAATTATCAAAAATAACCTTATCAACTACTAAGACGCAGGAGTTAATGGCTTTAGCCGTTGATCTAGCCCGGTCTAATGGTTTGGAATTCTCAGCGGTGATTAACACCTTATCTCGCGCTTATGTTGGAAACTACAAAGGTTTAAAGCAATTAAACACAGGTTTAACCGATGCAGAACTAGCTACTAAAGATTTTGCTGAAATACAGGCAATTCTTATTAAACAAAGCCAAGGTGCTGGTAAAGCCTATATTGAAACTTTTGCCGGATCTATTGATAAATTGGCTGTTGCATCCGCTAACGCTAAAGAAGTTATAGGAGAAGGCTTAGTAGATCTATTTGCAGACATGGCGGGTAATGGCGATATAGATGCTGCTACTGCTAACGTAAACAAATTTGCTACAGCTGTTAGCGATCTGCTCAAAGATGTTAGCGAATACAACTTAGCCGATTTTGTAAGTGCTTTTGTAACTGGCAATATCACAGAAGGCACAGCCTCTAAATTAGTTAAAAGACCATCGGCGCGTAGATTTTTTACAGGTGGCTCAGGCGTAGATAGTGATTTACTAGCTGCTAGAGCTGCCGCCGCAGCCGCTGCTGCAAAGATTAAGGCAGACAAAGCAGCTGCAGCTGCAAAGATCAAAGCCGATAAATTAGCAGCTGCTAACAAAGCAAAACTTGATAAGGCTGCTGCTGTATTTGAATTACAAAAGATCCAGATAGCCGCTGCGCTGAAGGGCAAGATAAGCGAAGAAGAAAAGACACGCTTACTGCTTATGCAGGCTATCGAGGAAGGCAACGCAGATAAAGCCGACTCGTTAGCCAAAAAGTTAGAGGAAATACAGGCAAAAAATGCCAAGATTGCAGCCGATCTTTTAGCAATAGGTGAGGCTAAAGATCCGTTTTCTACATGGGCTGGCAGTTTATCTTTAGCGTTAGAAGCTCTGCGTAAATTAGGTGTAGGCATGACTACTTTAATTCCAGGTGTTGATTTTAATCCTGCTCAGAGTAAAGATCGCAATTACGATCAAGCCGCTGCTGCAGCTGCCGCAGCTGCCGCTGCTGCTAAAGCCGCTGCAGACAAAGCTGCCGCAGACAAAGCTGCCGCCGAAACTGCAGCGATACTTGGCGGTGCTGCCGAAAAAGAGGCAGCCGACAAAGCTGCTGCCGCTGCTGCCGCAGCCGCCCTTGCAGGTGCTGGTATTACTAACAACCCTGCTCAAAGCAAAGATCGCAATTATGATGAGAAAATTGCCGCCCAAACCGCTGCTGCTGCCGCCGCCGCTGCCTTAGCTGCAGCACCTACTAATACTGCCCCTGGTGCTGGTATGACTTTTAATCCTACTCAGAGCAGAGATCGCAATTATGATGCTGCTAATCCAACACAAATTACTATTGTTATTGAAGGCAACGTATTAGATGGTGATGACTTTACCGAAAAGGTAAACGATGCGTTACTAAATGCTGAAAGAACAGGTATGCCTCGAACACCTGCAGGGTTTTTAATAATATGACAGTCCCAGTAATCAACGCGGTTATTAACTTTTCTACTGGCCCTAGTTTTGCCCAGGCATTTATTCTTGGCGAAGGCATTTTAGGTACTAATATCCTTGCCGATTCAGCTGCGGTTATCGTAGATGTAAGTGACGTAGTAGATAGCGTAAGCATTAAGCGCGGCCGTAATCCGCAGGCCGATGAATTTCAGACAGGTACGCTAACCCTGCGTATCGTGGATCAAAACGGCGATTTTAACCCACAAAACCCTAGCAGCCCGTATTTTGGTTTACTTAATCCAATGCGTAAGGTATCTATATCGGCTACTTATGCTGGCACTACTTATCCAATGTTTGCAGGGTTTATTACTAGCTATACAACCACTACCCCTAAAAATGCTACCGATGTAGTTTATACAACAATACAGGCCGTAGATGCCCTAAGACTGGCTCAAAATGCCCAGATCGCTACTGTTACAGGCGCGACTGCTGGCGATCTAAGCGGTACAAGAATTAATCAAATTCTTAACACTATTAACTGGCCAGCATCCATGCGTGACGTAGATGCCGGGCTTACGCAACTGCAGAACGATCCTGGCACAGCTCGTACATCCCTAGCTGCATTACAAACTGTTACCAATAGCGAGTACGGCGCGTTTTACGTTGATGCATCGGGATCTTTCGTATTCCAAGATCGATCAGTAACTACGGCCAGTATCGCAGGTACGCCTACCGTGTTTAATGATAACGGCACAGATATTGGATATTTTAATGCCGTATGGCGACTGGATGACACGCTTGTATTCAACCAAGCTAACGTAACCCGTACAGGTGGCACAGTTCAAAATGCTACTAATGCAGCTAGCGTAGAAAAGTATTTTGCCCATACTTACAATATCCAAAATTTACTTATGCAGACCGATGCCGTAGCCCTGGACTATGCCCGTGCATACGTCGCCAGCCGTGCCGAAACTAGCGTGAGATGCGATGCGATCGAGCTAGATCTTTATACCGATAACTACAACACAGGCATAATTGCAGCCCTAGACCTAGATTTCTTTGATCCTGTAACTATTACTACAAACCAACCAGGTGCATCTACCCTTACTAAAACCTTACAAATATTTGGCGTGGCACACAGCGTTACACCCAATAAATGGCGCACTACCTTTACTACACTTGAGCCCGTAATAGACGGGTTTATATTAAACTCAACCCAATACGGCGTACTTGATACATCTGTATTGAGCTATTAAGGAGATAGAAAAATGGGAGCTGGATTAGGTTTTAAAAATTTTGTAACGGGTGACGTATTAACGGCCGCCGATACAAATGGTTATTTGATGCAAGGCGTATGGGTATTTGCTAATGCAGCAGCCCGTACATCTGCAGTAACTAGCCCACAGGAAGGTAATTTTAGTTTTCTAAAAGATACTAACTCAACTGAATATTATGATGGCGCAGCATGGGTAGCAGTAGCACCTGCATCGGGTGGTATGACTTCTATAGCCTCTGGGTCACTATCAACTGGCACTTTATCTTTGACAGGCATTTCAGGATCTTACAAAGATCTTAGACTTGTATTGCGAAATTACTACCAATCCACGGCCTCAACTTTCAAGGTAACAGTAAACTCGGTTACAAGTTATGACTGGATTCAAATGGTTACCGCTACTGCATCGGGTGGATCTACTCAGTTTGAAACTGGCCTAACACAAACAAATATTAATACATCTTATAACTCACCATCTACAAGCTCAACTGCCTCAGCGTTTTCAGCCAATTTTTATGATTACACAAATACAACCGCTAACAAGCTAATTGATATTGATTTTGGCTATATTAAAAACACAGGTGGGGCAAGGGAACTTGTACAAACAAGTGCTATAGCCAATACAACTGCAGCAATTACTTCAATAACACTAACCCAGTCTGCCGGAACTTTTTCTGGCGGCACTTACATACTTTACGGGATCAACTAATGACTAATATAAAAATTCATAATGTAGAAACAGGCGAAATAATTGAACGCGATATGACTAAAGAGGAATCAGACGCGTTAAAAAAGCAAAATGATGCAGACAAAGTAATCGAATCCCAACGGGCACTAAAAGATACTGCGAAACAAGCATTATTAGCTAAATTAGGCATTACTGCCGAGGAAGCCGCGCTACTGCTCAAATGAGTGCGATCAGCTATAACGGCTGGCCAGCCTCTAAAGATGTTGAGTCGATCCGTATCAAGTCTTACCCAATTAAGGGCAGTACTATTAAACTGCGCTGCGCATATTTTGCTGCGCCTTTATTGGTTGCCTTTGCTGAGCAGTTTAATGAATTGATCGAGCCGATCGATGGCGGCACGTTAGATGACTGGGGCTACTGCTATCGCGATGTTAGAGGCGTACCGGGCAAGTTAAGTAATCACGCATCGGGCAGCGCGATTGATCTAAACGCTACCAGGCATATTTTGGGCAAAGCTGGCACGTTTCCAGCTGAGAAAATTCCAATGATCCAGGCATTAACTAAAAAATACGGCCTTAACTGGGGCGGTAACTGGACTCGCAAAGATGAGATGCATTGGGAGATAGCACAAGATCCCGTAAAAACCGCAAAACTAATAGAAAAGTTAGGATTAAGTTATGCCGACTAGCGCACAAGTAACAGTAACCACGACAGCCACGCTTTTAGTAGTTGCAAATATTATGGATCAAACAGTATGGCTACATAATTTAGGCGGCGGTGCTGTCTATTTAGGCGATGCTAACGTAACTACATCTAATGGTTACAAACTAGATAACGGCGATAAAATGCAAGTGCCTGTAGGAGATCATGAAGGCTTATATGGAATTGCTGCATCGGGTACGCATACGATTGCAGTATTGAAACAAGTCAATTAAGGGCATTTAGGAGTAAGACCATGAAAGAACAAGCTAAGGCCGCTGGCCTGTCATACCTACGCGCTGCTTTTAGCTGCGCTGCTGCGCTTTACATGTCCGGCATTACAGATTACAAGACACTAGGCAACGCGTTCATAGCAGGACTGCTCGGGCCATTATTGCGAGCCATGAACCCTAGCGATCCTACTTTCGGCGTTAAGTAATGACGGCCGCCCAGTCGCTTATAGCAATA